TCTACAGTGAGAGCTGTTAAAGTTCCAAGACTTGTTATATTTGTTTGTGCGGCTGTAGATAAAGTACCTACAAAAGCAGTAGAGGTAATTGAAGTTGCTCCTGTAACTACTCCTGCATCTACACTAATTGTACCATCTAATAAAATTGCTGAACCAGAGGCAGGTTCAATATTTATTGCTGCTCCAGAATCTAAAGTTAATACACCTGCTGAATCAATATCTACTGTACCATCTGCTGTTATTTGAATATTAGCCGCAGCAGCAGCTGCATCAGTTGTTACAATACTAAGAGTTCCGTTAGTTCCTGCTGTTAATACAGCCGTATCACTAGAAGAACCAGTCATAGTTACAACCTTACCATCTATAGCTATGTCATCTACAGTAAGTGCTGTTAAAGTACCTAATGATGTTACGCTACCTTGAGCAGCCGTTGCTAAAGTGCCTGTTAATGTTCCTGTTACAGTTAAATTATCATTGATTGTTGTTTCGGAAGTTGTATGCCCAATTGAAATTGGTACACCAGATGTTGCAGTACCTAGAGTAATACCATTTGATGTATTAGAATTATCAATATTTAATGATGTTGTTGCATCTAGTGAAATAGTTGTACCATCAACAGCAAATGTTCCATCAATATCTGTATTATCTAAATTAGCTGTGCCGTCAACATCTATGTCACCTGCGAGGTCAATTCCTGCCGCACCTGCTAAGACTAAATCATCTGTTGATGTGTCCCATAACATATAAGCACTTGCTGTATCTCCAAAAAACTTTACATCATGTCCTGCATCATCAACTCCAACTGTAAGCGTTCCTATTTGTACAACTCCATCTGCTGAAGTATCCCATAACCAATACTTACTAGCTGTATCACCAAAAAATTTAACATCATACCCAGTATCATCAACACCAACATTTATTGCATCAGAAAATTTAAATAAATCCTCATCTTCCATCCATGTTAAAACACCATCAGATGTTTCACCATCAAATGTCATTGTGATATCTGTTCCTGCAGTACCATCGCCAATGGTAATTGCAGTTCCTAATAATTTTGTAATAGGGCCACCTTCAGCAGCAGTTCCATCATGCGTATGACCAGTTGATACTGCAAATGCTGCTAATAATTGGTCAAATTCATCATTAAAATGAGATGCTTCAATCGTTGAACCATCTACAATATCCCCACTACTTTGTCTAGTATAGGTTGCTCCCATTATCTTCTTCCTCCATTTACGTATTCCATCTCATATCCTTTTAAAGATAGAGGTGTTTTATTACTTGCATCATTTAATTTTAATGCTACAACAAATCCAGAACCTTCAACTGAATGTCTAGCTAAAGGTATACCAGATTCTGCTGCGTATATTGCTGTCCCATATAAACCAGTTCCATAAAAATTTTGCCCACCACCTTCAGTTATAGAATATGCAGAAGGTTGTGGAGTATCTGTATTTTCAAAATTATATCTTAATTGAAATGTTTGATTAGTTGTGTCAATGCTATCATTTGCCTCATAGTTTAATAAAACTCGTTGCATAGTTTTTCGTATTCCAGGGTCGCCTAAAGCTAAATCTGGTGACCTATAAAATGCCGATATATTTGCTGTTGTTGATGCGTATGTCCATACATTACCCGATTGCATATTATAAACATAACCATCGTACCCACCATAAATAGTGGTTTCTGTATTACTAATTAAATCTGTATCACAACAAGCAGGTTTTATTCCCTTTAAGTCCGCATATTCAAAACCTAAAGTACCTGTTTCTGGATTTACTTTTAATACAGCAATAATTCCTTTTGAACTTGTTTCTATAGTATCAGTTACAGGATAAAATAATCTATATTGTGATTTAGCTCCAATAACAGTTGAAGTAATATTATCATACCCAATATCAGCAATACGTGCTTGTATTTGTTTTGATACAGTTCCTAATTCTACGTCACCAATTCTTTCTGTACCAGCAATTGTTCTAAATCCATCTTTTGATAAAAATATTAAATCACCACCCAGTTCTTGAATTGAATGGTGTGATATTGTTCCAACATCTTTTGCAACTTCAGCTTTAGCAAAATCACTCGAACTGGTCCCGGTTATTTTAAAAATACTGTCTTCGCAAAAAACAAATAATTCATCACGGAAAACTTTCATTCCAGTAATAACATCACCAATCTTAATTGTTCCACCACCTGTATCAAAATCATCTTCTGTATAAGGTCCAGAATATTGCAATGTCGATGTTGCATCAGACATACCCGCATACCACATATGATTAGCAAATGATTTTACGTATTTTGGGTTTGTAGGTGCAGTTCCACCGCCAGTTGCATTTATAATATCCTCAGTATAACTTGTATTTAATGTAAATGCTGCAGCAGAACCTGTAGCAATAATTATTTTATCATTGCCATCAAAATTAAATTTATCAAAATCATAGGTATATGTTGTACCTTTACTTGTAGCCCGTGATGTCCAACTTCCTGATGTAGTACCACTATAAACTGTACCTCCTCGACCAGCTATAACAATATCATTAAAAATAGCCACCATCATTAATCGTTCAGTAGAAGATGATACTTGTGTTACAATTGTAGAATTAAATTTTGCTGTTCCTGTTAATTTTCTATATCCACCTGCAATATCTGGCTCAAAATTTTGTAATTTTAATGCCTCTCCCGGTTTCATTGAAAATACATCTTTATTTAAAACTAATCCTCCGTAACAACTAACAACTGTTGGTGATATTTGAGAAGTATTTGGCATTTTAATACATTGATACTCTTAAATTAACTCGTTCATCTCGCATATACTCAGGCTTTATTACTAAATCATTATGTAATCTTTTTAATCCTGCTTCAAATTCTTTATTTGCAATTAATGCGTGTTCTGGGTCAGAGCGAAGATTATATGCATAATAACTTGCTCTTGATACAATTAAATCTGCATATCTGTCATCTAAATCTGGAGAATCTCCATGTGCGGATAATTCTGTATGTTCTTTCCAATAATCAAATACTATTCTATAATCACTTTTATCTGGAATTGGTGTTAATCCTAATTTACCACTTTGTGTTTTATACACATAACATGGTTCAGTATACGAAGTACTTATATTTGCTAAATCTCTTTCGGAAAATCTTCTTACCCAATCATCAAATGATATATATTTTAATCTTTGAGGACTAATATTTCTAGATATACGAACATAGTCAATATCCATATTTGTTGCCGTAGATGGATTATTTAAAGTTACATAACTTGTTTGAACAGTTGCTGTAAAGGTTGTATCTAATACTTTACCTTCACCAAAATCTTCTACTGTTAATGTTGTACTTAAATTCTGAGTTCCTTCTGCTGCAGTACCAACTTGTACTTTTAGTGCCTGTCCTGTACTTTCAGAATCAAATGCTTTTACTTGTATTCTATATTCTGCATCTTTTGTTGTAGAAAATGATTGATATGCAGCATAATCATTTAATCTCATTCTTCCATTTCCACCACTATTATAAGCTCCACTTCCGGAACCTGCAATAGTTGTCCAACTACTTATATCAGAAGTAAATTCACCATTTGTTAATAATTCATTTGGTTTTAAATAGAATGTATCCCAATCTATTTTACGCCATTGCAAATCTCCAGAAACTGGTGAATTTGCTGTTGGTAATGCATATTCCCGTTGTCCTGCATTTGTTATATGATATGTTTCTTTATGAAGACTTGGAAGTTCTTCCAATTCATTATATATATCATGTAAAGCTCTATTAACAAAATTTTTAACAGCAGTTTGAATACCGCGACTACTACTAAAATTAGAAGATGTCATTTCAACTTCATTTAATGCATTTAAAGTTCTATTTGATAATATTAAATATGTTGCCATTATGTATCAAGTCCTGAATTATTTAATTTATTAAAGTTTCTTTTAGGTAGGTTAATTTCTATACAATATGTTTGTACAAAGGGTTTTCTATTTACTACTGATTCAACAGTTAATATATAATTCTCTATAATAGATTCTTGTTCTTCACATTTTTCTTTTTCATCATATGCAGTAAAACCCTGATATGCTATCGTATCACTATTTTGATATATTATTACAGCTAATAAAAACCATACTTTAATCATTAATTTATTTTAATTTTTCTTTTTTATTAAGCAAAGTTAACATTGTATCTAATTTGTCTTCCATTTTAGATACTCGTTTCTCAAGTTCAGCATTATTGCCTGAATTAGTAGAAACAATTCTTTGTCCACCTTTCTGGGTGCTCGTCAAATCGTAAGTTGCCATATGTATCCTAAATAATCTTGATGCTATATAAAAGGGGGCATAAAGCCCCCTAATATTTTATTGATTTTATGAACCAGTGTCGTGTTGAGCATCAGACTGTCTGTCTGTCTCATCTACGCCACTAATATCACAAAGTACTGCCCAAACACGGATTTTACCCGCAGTTGATGCAGCTCCTGCCATTAATGCATCAATAGTCTCTGCAACTTTACAAGTAAGCATAGGTGCTGCGTCTGCAACATCTCTAGGTGCATAAGCTGCCCCCGTTGCATCATAAGCATCTACGTAAGCATCAGGGTCAGAAAACCCTGCTGTACTTCCTGTAACACCAATATCAATAACTACCGAACTTGAACATGCTGTTAG